ATAAACCAAGTGCCAAAAGGCAAATCTTCAAATCCCTTAACAGATTGAACTCTATTCTCATCGGTTATAAATGATTCGAAAATAAATACGTCCTCAACATTGCTTTCTGTTTCGTGCGTAGCTTTTACGTTTAGGTTTCTGTTTTCTTTTGCAAATTTTTGAGATGCTTCGTAAATGGTTTCTTTAGTTGCACCTACATAAAAGGGTTTTCCGTTTTCTTCACGATAAACTAATTTGTCAGGTATCATTACCGCTCCGCAAACGATTCTCTTTTCTTCGTTTTGAATTGCAAACAATGCTTTATGACTTTCAAACTTTAAAAAGTTAGATTCATAAGCAGGTGAATTAACAAGGGCCACATCTTGTAAGCCGTATTTCTCGTTTCCGTTTTCGTCTAGTTCTAATAAATATACTGGATATTCCATAATTTAAAATGTTGATTGTTTTTCTAATACGTTTACTCTATTTGTCTTTGCTGATATTTCGTCTACTCCTACAGTTGCATTTACTTGTATAGTTGGCATTGTAGATCCATTACTTATTTTATTACCTTGTTCATCAAACCTACTTCCCTCTATATTTGCGTTTGGATTGCTTACTGTTGGTGGAGCGGGTATTGGCTGTGGAGCAGGAGCAGTACCACCGCCACCTGTTGCACCGCCACCAGCAGAAAATTGACTTGCCGCTATCTTAGCAATGTTTGCGGCACTTGCAACACCAACAGCGATAGCGTTGGATATTCTAAACGCTGTGGCCATAGGCTCAGGTAAAATGCTTGTTGCACTTAATGCATTTTGAACTCCTTGGATACCAGCAATAGTTGCACTCGCTATCTGTAAGCCTTTGTTTATATCAAACTGTCTTTTAGCTTGTCTTAATTCTTCGGCACTTCCTTTTTCTAAATTTTTAGTTTTAAAAAGAAAGTACATATCGGATAGTCCCTGTAAACTATTGATACTGTTTTGTGCTATTTGAAACCTTGCATCCTCAACTGCTTTTTCTTTAGCTAATGCCTCTTCGTCTTTCTTTTTCTTTTCAGCAACTAATAAGGCAGTCGTTTGTTTTTCTTTTTCAATATCTGCTAGCCTTTTAACTTCAGCATCCGCTTTCGCTTTTTCTTCGTCTGCTAATTTTTTATCAGCTATTTGTTTATCAAGTGCCTCTACTTTTAAAACGTACTCTTGGTATGCTGAGTACCTTGCTTGTTGCTTAACTGCTTCACTCGCTTTCGTTGCTTCAATTTCTTCAATAGCCTTTTGTTTGTCTAGTTCAAGTTGCATATAAGCCGCCTTGTCTCTATCTGCCATTGAGGCTAAACGCTCTCTCTGAATGTCGCTAAATAGTTTCTTTTCGTCTGCTAATTGCTTTTGCCTATTAGCTTCAGCGGTTGCGTTATTGGTTTTAGTAGTAGCGTCTTTTTCTTTTTGTGCGTTTGCTTCTATTACTGTTATCTCAGCTTTTGCGTCCTTAATAGCTTTTGCACTTTCTTTGATTAGTTTTCTTTCTTCGTCAGTAATGGCGCGTGTTTTAGCCATTTGCTCTAACTGTAAAAGATACTGTTTATTCGTTTCAATGATAGCCTGCTGTTTCTCGATCTCCATTGCAACAGTATTTTTACCCATTGCCTTAGCTACCTTAATGTTTCTGTCCATCTCAGCTGTTTGTTCGCCTAGAGCCTCTTTGCTTTTGGTAAATCCATCAATAGCGGATTTACTCATGGCCTCCATGTCACGTTCAAATTGATTAGTCAACCCGATAGTATCAGTAATCCAGTTAAGCATTTGTTCGCCTACCTTTAAAATGTCAGTTATAATGTCACCGACAAATCGTAAAGCCTTAGCTAACCCACCACTACCCTGAGAAAGTTTATCAAAGTTTTCATATAGGTATGTAACCCCTTGCACCAATAGCATTACACCCGTAGCGGCTATTGCAGTTTTTAGAATAGAGAAACCTTGCGATATTCCTTTAAAATCTAATTTCTTAAAGCTTTCTTGTAGCTTAGCGTAACCCATCTCAGCTCGTTCAGTTGAACTACCGCCTAATGTTTGGTTAACCGCATCAATACGTTTATTTAATGTAGCCGCTTCAATGGATAGCTTTCTAAACTCTTCTGTATTTTCTTTACCTTGACCAGCCAATATAAAGAGTTCATCTTCTAATACCTCGAATTGCTTTCTTAAATCGCCTGTCTCTTTAGCCGCCTCTTTCTCAGCTTTCGCTAAATCTTCAGCCGCCTTAGCCGCTTGCTTTTCGGTTTGAGTTACTTCCTTTAATTGATCATTTAACTTTTCAAGATCTTCAATAGCTTGCTTATATTGCTCACTACCAATGTCAGAATTTTCAGCAACGTCTTGAAGGTCTTTGATAGCACCTTTAAGGTCTTTAATAGAAGATATTGATTTCTCAACACCATTAATCTCGAGTTTAAATCCTATGTCCTTATCGCTTGCCATTTAGTATTTTATTTAATTCAACATCGTTAATTTCTTTAAATTTCAAAAGCAATTCAAACAAGGCAAAGCCCTCTTTTATGCTATTATCAAAATCCTTTAAATCAAAAGGCTTAGTCATTCTATCTTCAATTTCCATTTCTGATGACATAATCTTCAATTATTTGTTTTTGAATTAATAACTCATTTTCCACCTCACTATTTGCAACTTCATTAGCTACTGTTATTTTATCGAGATGCGAAGATGTTACATAAGTAATGTCGCCTCTATTTTCTGTATGTGTCGTGATTTCTACCATAATTAAGCTATTGATGATATTACCATTTGTGAATAATCAAATGAGCAGTTATTTGAAGATGCGCCCGATGTCCTACATGCTTGCATAGTTAACAATGTGATATTACTTGGTAGGTTAGTTGTAATAGTTCCGCTTGTTTGATAAAATGCGTTCTGTATTGAAGTCACTCGATATTGAACCTCTAAAGTATTTGGCTCATTATATAATTCAAAGATAAAAAAGTCAGTTGCAGGGGATGCGTTACGGTTAGCAGGGAATTGACTTCCTAAATCTATTTTAGTACATGTACCCGATCCATCATTGTGGAATATCTGTAAATTAGTATCTAATGCATCCGAGCCAATACCTATACAGTTAAGCAATGTGTCAACTAAGATAGTTGAACTAATTGCAATAGCACCCGTTGTGGCTGTCATTCCATAGAATTGACGTGCCCCTGTATTTAATGTTGAGTCTGAATAACTGAAACCAAAACTAAACCTAAAACCAGTTCCGACAAAGTGCATGGCAGTTGTTGAGCGATAAGAACAAATACCATTTGCCCCAGGAGTTGATACTTGTACCCTTGTTCTAACCATTTTAGATAGTTCACTACCACTCGCAACTGTTACCGCCGTAGTCGTACCAACAGCCGAACCGACCGCAATGTTTTCAAGAAATAAAGTTGTTGAGTTGTTTTGAGCTACAAATCCACGTCTAACTTCCGTACCTTTACAAATCCAATAATTAGCTATTGATATTTTACTATCAATTCTATCTTCTACCGCCTGAGTTGATGGGTATTTAGTATTATTGATAGTTGTAAAGTTAGTAGCTTTATTTGCCACTACCTCATAAGATGCCACATCGTAAATAACCTCTTCAATACCTCCAGCCGTACGCATGTATATCTTATCAGTTGCCGTATCCATGTAGAACTCCCCGACATACAAATCAGTTGCCAGCCATGTGCCGTCCGTATGGTCATTACTTGTTGGTATCGTTGGAACTCCTGTTCCTTTTTTTATTACGATTCTTTTATATTCAGTTGCCATCTATTAAAATTGAATTTTGTAAATTAGAATTAACACCACCACTTAACACATTAACATCCGCATCTGCACTTAGCCCCCCAGCTACTATCGTGTAAGTTGGATAGTAAACATCATTAATATAGCTTACGTTTGATTCTGTTACTACTATGTTTGAAGTATTAATTATAGTAACATTTGATACGTTTTCGCCGATAGTTACATTTGATGCATTTACAAGCACGTTCGATGCACTTTCGGGTATGAATATACCTTCGCCTATTGCTATGCTGTTATATCCTAAATTAATGCTATTCTGAGCTAAATTAAGAGACGTTGTATTTACTGGCTGTTGTATTTTTTCGCCCGTTGGTATGGATGGGTTGCTGTATAGAAATTCCGATGTTGGTACAAACAAATCTGTGTTTAAAATCTTGATTAACTCTACTTTTGTCGATTGTACTTCATACGGATTGTAATCAATAATCTTGTTAACTATGTAGTAAGCATTATCAATAAAATATTTCTTTCTGAAACTAAACAACTTAATATCTAAAGGAGACAACCACAAATAAGCTGTCATTACCTTTGAGTTTTTACTTGTTACGTTTTGAATGAAGTTTTTATGGTAACGATTGTAAAGGTTGTTATTTGTAAACTTAGAATTTACAAACGTGTAATAAGTCTCTTTTAATATACCAAAATTTAGGTCATAAGTTGGATTCTGACTGTCATCTACATGGCCACAATATCCGTACGTTGTCATAGCTTGGTCACTTAATCCCGTTTGCTTATATGTCCATGTTGCTGTTGTTGGCTTAACACCTCCAGCATAAAGTAAACGAATGTTAGGTACAATGTTAGCCCCTGTTTCGTCCTTATAAATTTTTGGGACTGCAATACCAAGCCCATAGTTAGCTACGTTTGGAGTTGGAGAAAAAATCAACTCATTTACTTTGTCCTCTTTCTTGAAATCATTATCAATGTCTATTTTTTGCGTTCCGAAATTTTCAGCGTGTTTGTTTAAGTATTTTTGATTATAAAAATCCTTATCCTCTTTATATTGATATATGTATCGTTTGCCATCAACCATAGAAATCGGGTTAATCTCGATTTGTTTGTCTAAATCTATCTTGTTGGCCCAGTCAATCGTGCCATTATTAAAATAGTCATTGTAGCTTTCAATGATAATGTTTTTAGGGTTATTTTTATCAAAGTCAAGATATAAGTTAAACGCTTGCATAACTGACTTAACAAAATCACGTTGTTTGATTTGTTTAGGAATGGCCACGTTTACTGTCATCGTATTACCTTCGATAACCTCTTTACGTGTTGGTAAACCATAGAATGAAGAACCCAAAGCACCGCTGTCAAGTTCCATTAATATAGTACCGGCCGGATCGTCATCAACTCCGATTTGAACACCCGATGAATTAAAGTATCTCACCCCATGCAAGGCTGGAAATAAAGCATTGTAAACTTGCCTATTCCAATAAGCATTAACTCTAAATCTATCACCAGCACTAAATAACTGTTCACCTGTTGCAACTTCTAATGTATCAACATAATCAGTATTGACATTTGCTTGAAACGCTCCTAATGATGCATTTTTAAAGAAATGGTTTGTATTAACCAAATCAAACCAAGTAGAACCTCCATTACTTGACTTTTGTATGGTGTTATAAGTAGATAATAAATTAAACGTTGCATAGGCCACCGAAGGATTTGTATGTGTTACTCTAAGCTTATATTTTAATGAAGATGCAATATTATAATATCCACTATTCCCAAGTGTTACAGATGTTCCATTAATTTGACCGCCATTATCAAAGAATGGTGCATTTGTTTCATCTGTAAAATTAACAGTTTGAGTTGTATTCCTTGCAATAGTCGAATCAGCCAACAAACCGCCATACCATTGCAACAAATCTAACTGTGCCTGTGTTAATTCTAATTTATTGATATTCGGCTCAACAATTAACTTTTTAAACTCAATACTATCTAAGAATGCACTAGTCCATGTATAACCATATTCACTAAATATCTTTTGTAAATATTCACGAACAAATAATTGAGGAAAGAACTCCTTAACGCTGAAAACTGTATCACTATTTATACCTAAACCACGCTGAACAAATCCATAATAGTATCCCTTACCCATTCCTACGTTTGTAGTAACTCCACTAACTTTACAAAGGTTGGACCAGCTGTCAATTTGATTAGCTCGGCTGTATGTGTGATCGTATTCGCTGAAGTCTAATTCTTCAAGGTATTTGTCGCCAATATCAACAAACAAGTTTCCTTCATTACCGATAATTGAACATTCATAAACGATGTTGTTGTCACTTAATTTAGAAACCTTCAATAATTGCAAAGCACCGACTAATACTTGAGTCTCATCAACAAAGTATTTAGCCTCTATTTTCTTATTTGGGTCGAACGTTTGTAAATCAATATTAACCTCAAAGATATTTTCAAATAGCTTATTCAGCTTACTGTTTCCGTAAAGAGTAATGGTCTTTGTAAACGATGCGTTACGTTTGTCAGGCTCTCTCAAATCAGCTTGAACAAAATTTGTCGAAATCGGTATGTTGTTAACTATCGCATAGTTTTCATTGCCTATCTGTAATCGTGTATTTATCATAAGCCCCTTTGTCTTGTTTCTTGAGTATTGTATTCGATGTTAACTGTATAGTTAAACAACTTATCTGAATTATGTTTCTTAAACTCAAATGAAGTATCAGTAATAGTTACCGGTATGTAATTAGTCCCATCATGTTGCCATACGATAGGGCTGTCGAATAATTCTTGCAATGCTTCATTTTGTGCTTCGCTTATCCAGTCGCTAATCAATGTATTTGTATACGTAGTGACGTTTGATACTTCATGTACTTCACGTTCGTATCTGTTTGATACCATAATACCACTTACAACATTACCCTTGCCTAAACGAACATTTGACGTTTTCTTTGACATTTTCTTTGATGATGCTAAGCTAAATTGTTTATATAAAACACGGCCGCTTCGTGATAAGTAGTATAAACGTGTTACATCGTACTTAGAACAGATGTTTGTAACTGTATAAGGATAGTTACTTATACTAAAAAACCCTCCACCTATTGGAGTTAATATCTTTACATTAACAACGTCACCAACTGCCAACGTATGACCTAAAGCTAAAATCCCATTATAACCAACATTATATGCATATATCTTACCAATATCTGTTACAGAAAAAGTACTTAAAACAGTTGTATTTACTGATATTTCAACGCTATGAGCTTTGAAAAAATGTAACCAAACATCTGTTAATGGTGTCACTATATCGTCTGTCAAATTAAGTTTTTTGGGTAGTCCTAAAATGTTAGTCGTATAACTACTTGGTAAATAATTAGCGAAGTCCTCTTCATTCAGACAAGCATCGAAAGCTGTATAAGTAAATGTTGAAGGAGTTTTCAAACTACCCGAGTAATACTCGGTAACTGTTAATGTTATGTTTACTGCCTTATTTACCGCTTCAACCAATCCCGTATTGGTTGGATTAAAGTAATGTTCAATAAAGTTCTTTGCTTTCTCCTTAGCGTTATAAACAAACCTTCCGTTTGGATCAGGTAAAACCTTTTCGGTTAACGTAATAGAATTACAAGTGAAATCTATTTTATAATAGAAATCACTTATAGCTGTTTGATTAGATGAACCAATGAACCACTGGTCATTATAGGCGGGTGTTTTACTTAGTGGATATTGTGTGATAGTTAGTGCCATTATTTAAAATCTTTTTTTATTTCAATCAATACTTCATTTTGCGTTGCTTCTATTAAGTCCTTTTCAAGTTGTTCTAAACGGCCATCGTTAATTACTTCGCTGAAGAAATGGTTGCCTTTGTAACCGAATTTGTGTATTTTACGAGCTATTATAAAGGCTAATGATTTAACAGCATCTTCATAGTTTTTTTGCTTAACTGCCTTTTTAATCTTTTTATTTTTAACCTTAGCCGCTCTTAATTGTTTACGTTGTGAAATCTTTACTTCTAATCCTCTTCTCTTAATCCAGTCAACTAAATTCTTTTTAACATCTCCATCTCCATCATTTACAGTCTTACCCCTACCCTTATCTAATACCTTGCCGTACTCAGGCATTGATAAAATATATTGAGTTAAATCTCCTACATGCTTAATAGGTAAAGATTTGATTTTACTTGAAAGCCTTGCATTATAAGCTCCGCCCATCTTAGTGGCCAAACTATCTTGTAAGTCTTGCTCTAACTTAATCCCAAACTCGATTAATATTTCATCAACTTTCTTATCTATTGCCATTTAATGCTATTTCAAATTTTCCCTTATCTTTTAAATAACTAATTTTGTTTAGAAACCTTGTTACATTCCACATGTACACATCATCCCAGGTTATCCTCTCGTTTTGTGCGCATTGGTCGATGTTGTACTCCCACCCCCAGTGTTCAAGAAATCCTGAAACTCTTTGTCGGTCTGTATCTCCGTTTGAAACGTCTGAATCGCTTGTAAATGATTCTCCAAATATTCCTGAATATGTTTCTCGCATCTCATGTAGTAGTTTCTGAAAAAAAAAACAGTACCTAACACTTCGCCCACTTTCTTATCTAAGAAAGCCTTTGATATTTCTTTATGTTTGTCAGGATTGTATGGCTTATAAATAACAGCCAATAACTCATTGATAGGAGCGTTGTTCTTATGCAATGAATAAAAGTCAACTAATTGATTAACACCTATTTCGTTTAGATCAGTACATGCTTTATAAAACTTCAAACCTATCCTTGTTTTATCTCTGAATTTTATTTGATTCGGGATATTATCTAAGAATTTAATTTTGTCGAAAGCTGTTAAAGGTAAATTCTCAACTTCACTTTCTTGTTTATCCAAAACAATAGCTAATTTCTTAATCTTTTTCTCAATTTCAGATATTTCTAACTTATCAACTTCAAGTAAGTCAATATATTGCTTTATTGTAAGGTCTTCAAATTTCATCTTTATTAAGTATTATTTGTTTATTCCAATGATATAGCGGAGTTCTTATTTAATCTATTTAATGCGACATATCTCATCGCATCAATTGAGTGATTATAAGTATCTATTGGCTTGCCTGTATAGTTTCCATCCTTATCAGTTGCCCATCTGTAATTCCTAAACTCTTTAATAACGTTAACGCTGTTTTTAGTGATGTTAATTTTGAATTGTTGCAAAGTGTCAATGGAATTTCTAATACTATCCGCACCCTTTGAAGCCGGTAAAATATTACGATACCCACCCCTATTTATATCCTCAATACTTTTAGGCTCTGCGCTATCAGCTATTATGTCAACATATTTATTTATGTTTAATTCATTCATTCTAACAATAATATCAGCATTGGTTAACCCTGTTTGATAAATCAATTCATTAATAAATAATTCGCCATTGTATCGGTAAACTTCGATTAATGTTGTCGGATCAATAGAAAATCCCCAGTCCATTCCATAAGCTATTAACTCAGCATTTATAGGAATGTCATCGCATTGCTCAAAATCAAATATAGTTCCTTGTAAACTACCTATATTACCTAATCCGTACACGTTCCACCAGTTAGCCCAATAGCTTGATGTTTCCGCTTTCTCCTTTGCTTTCTCTATTTCTTTTACTATTGACAAATCAAGGGCTTCATTATCCTTGTAAGTTAAAACGATGAAATCAGTATCAGCATCATTGATTAATTCTGTATCTACCCAAAATTGAGCGACTGGATTGTAATCTAAATAAATAAAGCGACGTGTTCTAATGGCTAATTGATAGTAAGCCTCCCATGTTATATTGTTGCACTCATTTACAAATAGCACATCACGTCTTGCACCTCTCAATTTACTTTCTGCATCTGCACTAAAGAATTCAACATAAGCACCATTGCCAAACGTATAAACCAATGTTGATTTGTTAAAATTTTCAGGTTCATACATTCCGATCATATCCATGATTTTAAGAAAGTCACGCAATGCGCCACGTTTTAAATGTGGTATTGTTTCAGCAACTATTGATATTTCAGCAAGTGGATTTTTAACAGCATAGTCAATAAGGAAAGGAATAATAGTAAACGTCTTACTTGCAGACGTTCCGCCCCTCACTATCCTTACACGTTTGCGAAGTTTAGATATTTTCGCTTGGGCTGTCGTTCGTTGTAACATTAATATCTATGCCATTAAATATAGGCTTCTCACTTATTGTTTGATTAACTGTTTGAGTAGGCACACCATGAACCCTACTAATAAGAGTTTCTAAAGAATACAAAGTTCCTTTCTCTAAACTTTTACGCATAGCATTTGCAATGGTACGTTCTAAGATAGTAGCGTGTTCATCTTTGAATATATCGGCTAACTCATTTAAAGTCATAGCCATCATATTCTCAATGGTTTGGTTTATATCCTGTTTGTTATAACCCATGTCTTTTAATTGACAAACGAATTTACGAGGTCTCCCGTGTGGGTTGCCGCTTTGTCCTTTCTGCCAACTAAATGGTAAAATGTTTTCTTTATTGTTTGACATTGCTAAATATTTAATTGAATACTGAATGATGTTCCTCTATGTTTAGCCTCTTTTATCATACCCGGATACATTTTAATCAATCTTTTTACTGCTGATTTTTCTTTTTCAATTCTTTTACTATCTCTACAGCCACCTCTAGTTTGAGTGTGTTCATGTTGCATATATAAAATGTTTGAGCGCACAGTTATACCTCTTTCTGTTAAGTGTCTTAATGTTAGTTCGTAATCCTCTTTTACTTCAAATGATTCATCAAAATAATATGTTCCATCATTTATTATACCCATACAACTGCCTAAACACACACCATTAAATAAAAAAGGGTTATAACTGTAATTACTCATTGCATTATCTACAGTAAAAAAACCATTTATATAACTTCCGCATTGATAAGATACTTCAAATAAATTTTGAATAACTTTTTTTATTTCTAATTCATTTTTAAAATCTACTCTTTTATATTTTTCATCTGTTTTATTAAAATAACCTATTGATTTTAAATCATCATCTATAAAAAATACATTTGTACCATGATTATGTTTTAGTATCCAATTTCTTGTTGCAGTTATTCCTTTTATTTCATTTGGTATTATTTGTATTTTATTTTCATAAATAGAATACTGCATTAACTCACTTTCGGGAATATACAATGTTGCTGATTTAAATATTTTTTGAGAGGTAATTAAACCAGCTCTTCCTTTACTTGGTATTGCTATTTCGAAGTCCATTTGTTACTCTTTCTTTAAATGTTTTTAAATCAAAAACTCTTTCTAATCCTAAATGGTCCGCCGTACTTTTTATTTTAGCTCCTCCATTTCTAACTAATCCACAAAAAAATATTTGTTTCAACTCTTCCCACTCTTCACTCTCTTCATCTGCCATAATTAAAATATATTCCTTTTTAGGAATTACTTGTAAACTCTTCGGAATGTCCAATGTTTCTCCATCTTCTAATTTATCAATTTTATCTTCAATAGGTAAATCAATTCCCCATTCTTCAAGTTCTAAAGCGTCCCATTCTTTTAGTAATTCAAAATCCCATTCGCCACCACTTACATTATCCTTAATAAGAAATTCTCGCTGTTTTTCCGCAGATAAGCCACTTACTTTTATAATTGGTATTTCAGTTAACCCAGCTTCCTTGCACGCCTTAAAACGCATATTACCGCCCAATATAATCATGTCATCATTTACCACAATTGGACGTATTTCTAACATTTCGGGAAAGTCTTTTATTGACTGCACCAACTTTGCAAATTTATCGTCTTTAATTAAACGAGGGTTGTTTGGGTTAAGTTTAATTTTGTTTATGTTAATTTTTTCTGTCTTCATTCCAAAAGTTTATGTGTTCGTATTCGTCTTGCATGTTAAAATAATACTCCTATTTGTCCAAGTTGTTTAATTACAGCCTCGTTGTTATCAAAATGTTTTGTTATTCCTAATTCTTTAATCTTTTCAATTTTAGCTTTATTGCTTCCTGTCGCATAAACTCTATTCTCAGGAATACCTAAACTTTTAGCCGTTGCCAACATTCCTTCCTTATCGTGACGTGCTGATATAATGTATAATGTACCTTGTTGGTGTTTAGCTAATGTTTTACCACGTTCTGTACTTAATGTGTCATCATAATCGAATGAAATCTTTTCTGCTTCGTACTCGATAAAAAAAGACTTACAAACAGCATAACGCTCATTATAGTCACTATGTTTTGACTTCATTTCACTATCTGACATACATCGTTTGATATATTCTTTTTCTCTTTCGTATAGTTTAGGTTTAGGCATTAATTCAAAAATATTATTATGTTACTCAGTTGTCCTTTCAATAGTTGCACCTCACATCGTTCCTTACAAAGATACAACATGTTACCATATATTATTATCCTTGGCATAGAGATATATCTTATCAAACACATTATTCTTACCACATGTGAAACATTGCTTTCTATTTACTTTCGTTCCTGTAATTTGCTCATACTCATTAATAATGTTCATCGCTGTTTTATTAGATATGTCAGGCTTGTTACCATAAGCCACCACACCCAATATAAACTCTTTGTTATTCCTTATATAACTCATAATGCTTGATTATTACTTTCATAGCTTCAGTAACCATATTATTATCAAACGGGTCAATCTTAGCACCTAGCCTCCAATAGTGATGGTGTTTTAATACTTGTATGGCTTCTATTATAGTCATCTAATAAATGTTTACGTTACTAATTATCTTTTTAATTAGTTTCTTCCTATTTAATCGGATCGTGTGATATGACATATCTAAGTCATTTGATAATTCTTTAAGTGTTTTATCATTAGTCGATTCAAATAGAACATAAACATCCGTCTCTTTGATCGTACTGTCTTTCTCAATATACTTAATCACCTTATCAAAGTCTTCATCTATCTTATGGTTGTATTCGCTATGCGTTATGTTGGCCCCATCGAACTGTCCGAATTTTGAAGACATTTCAAACAGTACGTTGTCTTTGCCATTCAAGTTGTAGTTACGTGCCTGACTATTTGATTTACCAAACATAACAGTAAACGCAAAGGCCTTTAAGTTGTTTATTCGGTCAAACTTTTCGTCGGGCATCTCTAACAAATAAATGAATGTTTCCTGTAGCAGATCGTTGTAAATATCCCTATTATTGCAGAGCTTCCTGGCGTTGTTCGTCAACGCTGTATCTCTGAATAATATCTCGATTTGCTTGTATTTGTTCATCTTGTTTAATAATCAGGACAGGATTCGAACCCCTATCTTACCTAATTATACCTGACTCGGAGTCGAACCGTTGAAAGCGCCACCTAACTAATTTATTTATTTATTATTTGTTCCTTCTACGCCTCTTTTTAATCTATCATTTGTTCTTGCATCTTGCCAATGTATAGCTTCTTCAATTTTAGTAATAGTAAGAGCATTTTCTCTACAAGGGAAATTATCATTCAAACTTTGGAATAAACACTTAACATACTCAAGCATATCTGTTACTTGAACTCCATTTACTCCAACCTCTTTAACAGGGTCAGATTGAATAGTAAAAGACACAACAGGTGCTACACCTTTTACATCTTCTACATTTTGGATAGTAATAAAATCTGTTGACCCAAATTTTTGTAGGGCTTTTGCTACATGTCTCATAATTATTATTTGGTTATCCTATACACCATAAGGTTTTAGTAATCAGGACAGGACTCGAACCTGCGTATCCACATAATGGGCCGCCTTACCGTGCATCTCCAATGTGCCACCTAACTATTTATAATTTTACTAAAGTAATATAAAAGTTGTGGAATTCATATGACAAATTATTTATTTTTTAATAAAAAATTATATTGTTCCATAAATTCATCAAAATTATGAACTATTGAATAATGACCCCCAGCTTTCATAATATGTTCTTCATATCTCTTTTGTGCTTCCGATTGTTTATCTTTCATTTTAACTTCAATTTTCCATGGAATTACAGTTCCGTTTAAACTTTTAATTATCGAACTTATATCAGCTGAGCCATTCGTTCCCGTACCTTTGATATATTTACCACTCCCTATCTTTTTACGATTACCCAATACATCGGTTACTATCTTTGAGTTATCAATCCATCGCCCTGTAGTACTGATACGTTCCGCTTGATACCCGTTTAAGTTGATCCATGAAATAATTGACTTAGTTAATGCATTAGCTGTCTTATCTGAGTATTTCGTCTTAACCACATAGTCAGGTCGCATCCTTGTATTAGCGCATCTAATTTGCCAGTCAAGTTCGGTTAATTGTTGTAGTGGGGTCATTTGACTTCGTATTTAGATTTAAAATAAACATACGGCATTGTATTAAAATGTCCGTTTAGCTCATAATCAACAAGCTGTATGCCGTCAACTGTGTATATTCGTAGGATTTTCATATTAAAATATATTATCTGTTACTAATTCAATGTATCTCTGACCCATGCTATCCTGACCTTTATTAATTTCAATATTATTAAACTCAGCATATTTATCAACCCAATTCCAAAATCTTTTTTGGGATAAGTTATATTTTTTGAAGTCAGGGTATTCATCTAAAAATTGATTAAACACCATGTTTTTATTTAGTCTTTCATTTTCTTTAATTGTGTCTTTGTTTGCCCACTCATAAAACTCAAATGATGTTTCTTTAATATACTTTCTTATTTCTAAGTTTTTATAATCAAAAGATATTAATCCATTTGTTAAATACATTTGCAAACAAACAAGCATATAATTATAAAATTTAATCCACTCAGTATTATCCCATTCATCAAAAAACATTCTACCAAATTCATTTAATGGTGTATGTTTAGAACTGAAATAAGCACTAAACTCAATCTCCCATTTTCTACGCTCAAACGAACCACCAACCCCACCAACTGTATAATTAGTAGTGATTAATATTTTTGGAGATTTATTAACTGGTATTTTAATAGCATCCTTGTTTTTCTTTTCTAATGTTATACCCTCTGTAATTACACTAAATAAATTTTCAAATTTAAAGTTCTTTTGAACGTCATCAAACACAAGTATCTGAGTATCAGCTGATACTGTTTGATAAGCAAATGATTTATCAAAACTAAATGATTTACCATTTATATCAGCTACTCGTTTTACTTTACTTAATGCATTCCAAAATATACCTTTACCGCTTCCGCCATTTGGATTCTCAGATATTGTTTCATCGTTTAAAATTACTGCCTTATTATTTGCAGATGTTTTAAATGAATGCATCATGTACCCTAATGTTGATGTTATTGAATTAATTTTGTTTTCATCTTTTGCTGATATTAATTCTATGAATTTTGAAAAGTCACATTTAATATTTTCAGATATTTCAAAATCAAAATCAATAATATGTTTGCGCCATACAAAACCATCTAAATCAATATAATCAATCAATACAAAACCTTCCTTACTTACTTCAACTGCTTTATTTTTAAAATAAATATAAGCCTTATCAATAGTATCTTCTTTGAAGAAAATATTTGTTTCACCTAAAATGTTTAAATAATCTTCTTTAAAGTATTTAGGATTAGCCGCCATATACTCGTAAACTTTATGTTCTTTATTTTTAAGCAACTCAGATAAAACATAGTCTTTTATCTTAACTTCATTTGTATTATCAATTAGATTATTAGTTACTTTGATAAATATAAATGATTCTGAATTATCAGGATAGTATTTGTAAAAGCCATTTGATTCGAGCCAGCTTTTATAAAGTAGATGATCAAGTATTAAATTTCCTTTCTTATTAAAATGCCAAAAGTTTATTTTATTTATTTCGTCTGTTAACTCATTTAAAACTTTCTTATCTAATGATGGATATTTGTTTAATATTTCGTTTTCGTTTTCTCCGTTCTTAATTGATTTTTTAATATCATTTAACTTTTCAGTATCTTCAAAATACTTCATCCCAAAATTAGATTTACATTTTGAATAAGCTGAACGAATAACTTTTTCAATTTCTAATTTTGTAAAGTCAGGCTGTTCAAATTGTAAACAAAATCTAATTGCTTCAAATTCATTAATTCCAAAATCACTAAAAGAAGTAGCCAAAACAAATAAGTTATTATTTCTTTGACCCTCATTCATTGAATAAGATTTTTCAAACCATTTGTATAATCGTTTAATTATCTCTGATTCATTTTCTAACTTAACTGTTGGAGCTTGATTAATATAACTATATTGTTGGTCTTCTATTTTATCTGACCATAGCTCAGAATATTGATTAATATAAATATTAGGGTCATAAGATTCAAAACATATTCTACTAATATTTTTTGATGTTGTATCAAAATGGCTATTGTTATAATATTTTTCTAATGCTCCAAAGTATTTTTTATGGTTTTCTTTATCCTTAGGAATTTTAACTATTAATTTTAAACCATCTCCGCTAGGGCTTATAAATAAAGCAAAAGTATATTTATCAGATTTTAGTTTTAATATATCTTCATTTAATATATCTTCATTCTCATATTTATCAAAATCTAAACAAATATATCCTGAATGTTCTATTATAGATGAATCGTCTCTATATGGAAATGTACCACTAAAACAAATAGCTGGTAAATGTACTTTTATTTTATTACGTTCATCTCTATCTGGTTTACTTCTTATTTCATCAACTATTTCTTTTGATTTACCTGTTTTTATTCTATCAAAAATAAATTCAATAGGTCTATAAAATGGTGTATTTGTTTGGGCTAAGTTCTTAAATATTGTTACCATAATTAAAGCAAAAACCTCCAAACTTTGAGCTGGAAGTCTCGCAGAATGAAGGTTTTTAAGTAATGTTTTTAATGTTGCTTCCAGACAACTTTTACAAAAGTAATAAAGAACAAGTGATAAATAAAATAAAATATTAAAATTGTTTAAAAAAATTACAACGCTTTATAACGCTTTATAACGCTTTATACAACGCATTGTTTTGTAGTGTTTATAAGGGTTACAACGCATTAACGCTTTGACTTAGCATTTTTTTAACTTTTAAAATCATTTTTTATTTTT